CGGGGTGACCGACGCGCGGCGAAACGGGTCCACGGCCGCGTCGGCCAGGGCGGCAGCCGACTCGGCGGCCGTCGCCGGCGAGGCCGCGGCCTCTTGTCGGCGTTGCCACGCGTCGGCCAGGTCGGCGCCCGTGCTGGCGGCGATCGACACGTCGGTAGCCCGCCGGTCCGAGGCCCGCATGGATTCCTTCTGTCGTTGCAGATCGGCCAGCTGGTCCTGGAGGTCCTCCACGGCCGCCAGCTCGGCAGCGCTCGCCCCCTGCGCAGCCAGCTTGTAAAGAGTCGCCTCGTCGGCGGTCATGCCCCAGGTGTCAATCTGCTCTTGCAGCCGGCTAGTCGTCTGTTCGATCGACGTGGCCAGCTGCTGCGCCTGCTGCCGCTTCGCTTCGTCCGCCTGGCGAGCGGCCTCGGCCGCGTCGCGTGCGGCAGCGGCCTGCTGTTGCAGGGCCGCCACGCCGGCCAGTTGCTCGCTTGTGACGCCGGCTTGTGCCAGTCGCCAGCGCTCGACCTCGTCGGCGGTCATGCCGGCCGTGGCGATCTGCTCTTGCAGCGCGGCCTGCATCTGTTCGAGCTTCTGGTTCGCGGCCTCCAACTGCTGGCCGGCCGTGACTTCGGTTTGCAGCGTCTCGATCAGCTGCAGCCACTCCGGACTAAGCCCACGGGCGGCCAGCCGCATTCGCTGGACCTCCGCCTCGCTGCGGCCCATCTCGGCCGCTTGCTGGCGCAGGCTGTCCACCAGGGCGTTGGTGTCGTCGCGTAGGCTGGCGTTGGCTTGCGCGGCTGCCGTCTGTTGTTGCAGGGCTTGCACGGCCCGCAACTGCTCGGCGGTGGCTCCCTCCTGCGCCAGCTTCCACAGCTGGATCTCTTGCTCAGTGTGGCCGATCGTCTGGATTTGCTCCCGAAGACTTAGCGTCAGCTTGTCCACGGCCGTAGTGGCGGCGGCCGTGTCCGGTCCGGCGGGCGTGGCCGTCGCGGCCTGCTCTTTCCGAGCGCGATTCAACGCGTCATTCAGGACGTCGATCTGATCGGTATTGCTCTGGATCAAATCCTTGTTGCTCTGCCAGAAATTCCACCAGGCTTGGGACTCGCCCAGCTCCGCGTTGTGCTGCTTGATCTTCTCGATTTGCCGCTCGGTGCTGGCGATGTACTGGTCGAGCGACTCTTGCGACGCGCCGGCAAAATCGACGGTGGCAATCCCGCCCATTTCAGATTTCAGATTGCCAAGCACCTCGGCGTTCTTTTCGGCCGTGGCCGTCAGCTCGTACAACGACTGCCCCAGCGCGTACCCCGCGCCGACGGCCGCCGCGGCCGCCGCCACGTAGCCCGCCCCGATCGCCGTGTTGAGGCTGATCTGCGCGATCCGCGCCCCGGTAGCCGTGGCGGTCAGCGTGCCGTACCAGGTCACCAGCTGACCCGTGACCGCGATCGCCCCGCCGGCGGCCGTCGCCAGGCCAGCCATGCCCGTGACGGCCAGGCCGGTGTAGGTAATCACGCTCTTGGTGCTGGCGTCCAGCTCGTTGAAGCCGACGACCATGTCGCGGGCGCCCTGCATCAGCGGCGTCAGACCCTGGGCCAGGACCTCGCCGAAAGATTCTTGCAGATCGCCGACCGCGTTGCCCAGCTGGGCCGACGCCCCGGCGTAGGTCTGGGCCTCGGCTTCCGCTACGCCGAACATTTTGGCCAGGGCAGCCTGGGCGGCAGCCGCCTTGTCGGCGGGATCCTTGATGCCGCGCAGTGCCGGCAGGTAGCGGCTCAGCAGCGTCGTATTGCCCTGCTCGAGGGCGGCTGTCATCTTGATTGCGGCGTCCCGGTCCACGCCCAGAGCGGCCTCCATCGCGATCGCGTTGCGGGCCGCCCGCTCGGCCGCGTCGCCGCTGACGCCGTAGGATTCCGCCACCTGCAGCAGCCCGGCCGCGGCATCGTCGTCCGTCTTGGTCAGCCGCTGCATCTCCGTGCCGAAAGCCTTGTAGCTGCCGAGCGTCGCTTGAGTCAGCGTGCCATTGGCTCGCATGGCGGCCTGCAGGCCGGCTTGCGCGTCCTGGGCGCCGGCGTAGGCGTCGAGCATCCCCTGTCCCATTACGACCATCCCGGCCGTGATCCCGCCGGCCACGGCCGCCGTGGTCAATCCCACGTTGCGGATCCCGGTCCCCAGCTCGATCCACCGCTCCGACGAAATCTGCCGCTGGGCCCGGTCGTAGGTCTCTTGCGAAATGGCGGCCTGGTCAAGCAGCTGCTTGGCCTCAGTCAGCCGCTGGGCCCGGCGCTCTTCCGCCGTGGCCAGGGACTCGGTCAGCGCTCGCCCTTGCTCCCGCGCGGCGGCCAGATCCCGCTCGGCCTGGATCGCTGCCTGTTCGTCCGCCGTGGCTCGGGCTGCGGCCAGCTCTCGCTCGGCGCGGACTGTCGGGTCCAGTTCGGCCCGGACCGCCGCGACAGCTTTGGCGTACTCGGCCTCGTCGCGGAAAGCGCCCTTGTCCCTGGCGGATTCCAGCGTGCGGAGCGCGGCCTCCAATCTCTCCACGTCGCTGGTCGAATCGATGAACGCCTGGCGTGTCAGCTTCATCTCGGCGCGCGTCAGCCCGAGCCCGGCTTTCACGCCGGAGGCGTCCATTAGAATCCGCGCTGACAAGGTGCCGATGGTCATGGTTTCGTGGCACGGCTTACTGTGTTAGCCGTGCCGGCGTTGGGGTCAAACTTTCAAGCAGCTCCGCGAAAACCAAAGCCGCTCCCGCTCGCGATTTGCGTAACCGTTGCCGTCGCGTGTCTGTCCGCCGTAGCCGTGTCCGGCGCTTGCTTTGCCTTCAACGCAACGCCAGCCGCGTGGCATCTTGTGCTCACCGTCGTAGCCCGCCAAGCAGATCCGCAGCCGCGGGTTGTTGCCGTGTTCGATCGCCCATGCGCGGACCGCTGCCGATACGCTGCCGTCGTCCGTCGCGTACAGGTCCGCTTTGCGGTGGTTGTACGCGTACGGCGGATCCAAAAAGACGGCACAGATTCCGTTGCGCGGTCCGACGTGCAACAGTGGAGTTGGGCCGCACACTCGCCGCCAGTCTCCGCAGCACACCCGGACGCGACGCAACCGCTCGGCCAGTGCGTGCAGGTAGTCGCGCAATCCCGTCTCGTTACGCTCCGCGTGCGATTGCGGCAGCTTCTGCGCCGGTCGGTGGACGCCCCTGCCGGCGTCGCCCAGGTGCGGCAGCTGCTGCGCCGGTCGGTGGACGCCCCTGCCGGCGTCGCCCAGGTGCGGCCGCTGCTGCGCCGGTCGGTGGTCTCCATTGCGGCACCAGCCGCTGCCGATCCATTGGCACGCCCCCCATGCCCACCAGCCGGCGACGCGCACGTCGTAGTATTCCGGCTCGCTGCGCATCCGCTGGCGAAAGTCGGACTGTTGCAGCAGCCACAAATGCCGCGCGTGTAGGTCGGCCTCGTTGACCGGCCAATCGGCGAAATAACAGACCTGGTCCGGATCGTGCTGCAGCGCCCGCCAAAAATTGGCCAGGTAGCAATCCAAATCGTTGACGGTCTCCACGCCGCGAAACCCTGGCGGGCGGCTCAGCAACACGGCGCCCGAGCCGAAAAACGGCTCGACGTAGTTGGTGCAATCGTCGCCGAAACGGGGCCAGATTAGCGGGGCAGCTTTGCGCTTGCCACCGAAATACGGAAACGGGGCCGCGAGCGGTTTCCAATCCATTGCCGTGGCAATCATCGCGAATCCTTGCGTGATCGGGCTGACAGCGTGCCGATGGTCATGGGCGAGCGGAGGGGCGTTAGCCCCCCGGTGTCCTTTCCGTGATGCTTACCCCTGGGCTAACGCCCAGGGTTCCTACCTCCCATACTTTCGCTGGAACATGGCCTGCGCCTGCCAGGCGTCGACCATGTGCGGCCTGTTGGCGGCCGGCGGGCCGGCGCTGCCGGCGGGCCGGCGCTCGATAAACGTCTCCGGCTCGATGCTGGCGTAGATCAGCCAGGCGTCGAGCACGCGCGGGTCCAGCGATCGCCGCCAGGCCTCTACGTCGGCAATGCCCCAGCGGTACGCTAGGCGGTAGGCGAAGCGATGGCGGGGGCTGGCTCGGAGTTTTTTTCAAGCGTCTCCGCGTCGGCCTCGCTGCGCTGCAGGCCGCAGTGTTCCATCGCGGCCAAGAAGACCTCGGTGATCAAAGCACTGTCGGCAGCCATCAGCCGAGCCACGTCGCCGGGCTGGCCGAACAGCCGCTTGCCGGTCTCGGCATCAACGACCGTGGCAGCGACCAAGCGAGCCCGGCGGGTCTCTTGCCATTGCTCGTTGATCTCGCCCTTGCTCGTAAATTGGCCCTTGTTGTACGCGGCGAACTCCGCCTCCGTCAAGTTCTGGATCGCGACGTCCCCGCAGCACGTGGGCACGGTTTTGGTTTCGCGGTGGAAGCTCTGGAAGAACTGGTCTCTGCTCAGCATGACTACTCCTTGCGTTGCGGTAGGCCGGAACAAGTCCGCGCAGTTCCGGCAGCATTTCGCACTCGCCGGAACTGCGCGGACTTGTTCCGGCCTACCATCCGATCACCGATCACCGATCACCGATTACCGATCACCGATCACCGATCACCGATTACCGATCACCGATTACCGATCATTTCTTCTCGCGGCGCGCGGCGGCCGGGCCGGAGCCCGGACCGCCGGCGTCCGCAAGGAGATCACTCACCTGCGAAATCGTCCGGCAGAATTAACGGCGACTCTTCCGGCGACGATTCTTCCGGCGGCGGGAGAAACTCCGGCGGGCAGGGCGCCGGCACGGCCAGCTTCGGGACTTCCGCCACGCCCTCGATCCGGCACACCTCGGCGGCGATCGCCGCGGCCGTGTCCGCGTCGAAGTGGCGCGTAAAGGCCATCGGCTTGCCCGCGCCGTAGAAATAGCCGACCTGTTTGGGACCGCGGCCTTCGTCGAGAAAGACGGTCTTGCGCCGCATCACGACTTCGGTGGGGAACTGCTTCAGCGATACGACAGATTCTGCGCTCATGCGTTGCTCCTTGCTTGGTGTTGTGGCACGGCCTACTGTGTTGGCCGTGCTGGTCGGTGTGGCACGGCCTACTGCGTTGGCCGTGCCGGAACTGCTCGACGTCGTGCGCGGCGCGGGCACGGCTAACACAGTAAGCCGTGCCACGGGATCACGCGGCGGCTGTCGGCGTCGGCCCCGTCCTGCCGTCGAAGCGGACGACCATCTTGCCGATCTGCAGTCCGTTGGTGGCGCATTCGGGGAGAATCGTCCGACTCTTGACGTAGCCGGTCCCGGCGACGTTGTACGCGCTGCTCTGGCCGCTGGCCAATGGCAGCGTGATCGTGATCGTCTCGGGATCGCCCATCGCCGGCTGCGCCGAGGCTTTCGCGTCGAAAGCGTACTCGATTTCGAACTCGCCCGGATCGGTCAGGTCACCCGGCAGATTCTGCGCGTAGGGCGGGTTCGAGCCAATCGCGATAATGCCGAGGTAGTTGCACTCGACCTCCTCCCGCGCCTGCTCGACGGCGCCGATCTTGCGCCAAAAGAAAGCCAGCGATTGCGTGCCAAACGTGATGGTTGCGCCGTGGCCGGTGTCCATGTGTTGCTCCTTCGTTTGTGGGCGAACGGTGGGCGTTAGCCCACCGGTGGGCTAACGCCCACCGTTCGCCGAGACTCTATCCGTTGAAACTGATCAGAAAATCACGCATCGTGATGTACTGCGGATCGTCCGATCCGTCGCCCAGACTCTGCGTGTCGTACCGCTCGCCTCCCTGCGGCGTCGCGCCGCACACATACACCGTGCCCCACGTGCCGCGGCCCGTGCTGGCACAGAGGGCGTTTCTCACGGCCGTGGCCAGTGCGTTGGCCGCGGCTCGCGTTGTCGCGTAACAGTCCACCTGGAGGCGCGCGTGGGCCACGCCCAACAGGCCGCCAAGGTGGACCTCGTCGGTCCCGCTCACCACGTGATACACACACGCCGGCAGCGTCGGACTCTGCGGCAGCCGGTCGGGATACACCCGCGCGGCGACGATCCCCTTGACCGCGGTGTCGGCGATCAGTCGGGCTCGGGTTGCAATGCCGATGTCTGCCATTTGATCACCGGGGGGCTAACGCCGCCCCGTTCGCCTTTCAGCCGCCCAGCTCTCGTAAGGTCCTCGTCACCACGGCTTGCATGGCGGCTTGTTGCTGGTCCTTCGTCTCGTCGAATGCCGGGCGTACAAACGGCCGAGGTCTCGCTCGCCGGCCCGTCCGCTTTCCGTCCCGCGTCACAATCTCGTGTCCGTCCTCGACCAAATGCCCGTGGGCCCCGGCCGGGTACTGCGGTCCGATCACGGCCAGCGCTCGCTGGTCGTAATCCCGGACCTCGACCGCAATCGTGTCTCGCAGCGGCTTGGCGTCCGGCTTGTCGGCCGTGTCGCCACGTGGGCACAAATCCCTGGCCCTTGCCGCTACCACCTCGCCGGCGGCCTTGACCGCCTCCAACTTTGCTCGTTTGGTCAACCGATCGTCCACGCGGTCCAGTTGTTTGGCCAACTCTTCCCAGCCGTCCAGTTGCAGCGTGGCCATGATCACCGGGGGGCTAACGCCGCCCCGCTCGCCTGCTCACTTCCACAAAAACACCTGCCCGCACTGACTCTGGGACACGTGCCGGATCTGGTCCCGGTACGCGGCGACGAATCCGTCGATCGCCGGCCGAGGCGGGATCGGCACGCTCGGATCGGTCCACAGGTAATCGTCCACGATCAGCAGCCCGCCCGGCCGCAGCAAATGCCAGCACAGCACCAGGTCCCAGAGGCACTCCGAGGCCCGGTGATCCCCGTCCACGTACGCAAAATCGAACAGCCGCCCCTCGACCGCCAGCCGCGGCAACACGATCCGCGACGTGCCCTTGATTTTGGTCACCGGCAGGGGCGCGGTATTCAGGTCAAAGCGGGCCTCCTCGACGTCGCCGGCCCATTTCGATCCCCACGGGTCGACGCAGGTCAGCGTCGAGCCCGGCCCGGTCAGCACGTGATCGCACAGCCAGCACGCGGACCGCCCCTCGAACGCGCCAATCTCCAGCGCGTGGACGTCCGGCTGGCCGGCCCAACGTGCCAGCGCCGCCGTCCACGCTCGCCGGTGCTGGCTAAACCAGTCCCGGTGCGGATCGAATTGGCGATCGGTCAGTGTCACACTACGCTCCCGGCCAACGTGTTAGCCCACCGGTGGGCTAACGCCCACCGTTCGCCAAATTACGTTGCGCCGAAATACTCCCGCATCCACGCCACCAGTCTGGCCGGCGCGGTGTCCGACCAGGCCAAGGCCTCGCCCGGCTGGTCGATCAGGTGCGCCGTCGGATCGAATCCCGACGCCCGCAGCTGCAGCTGCCGCACGCGGTAGCCGCGGCCACGGATCGGCCCGTGCCACAAGTGCCGGATCGTGCCCGGCACGTAGCCCACCTGGCCGCGCACCGCGTCGTAGCAACGCGCAATCCAGCGGAGCACGTGGGCCCAGTGCGGCCGGCTGTAGTTGGCCCGCGCGATCGCGTCGCTCACTCCCCAGAGGCCCTCGCACAGCGTCTCGTCCCCGTTGCCGCCCAGGCTGTATTCGTACAGTCCGACCTGGTCGAACCACTCCCGCCGCGCCGCCCAGGCCAATCCCGTGTGGGCCCGGACGTACGTCTCTTGCTCCCAGTTCACGGCCGCCGCCGATCGCCGCAGGAACTTGGGAACTTCCCACAGCCAGCGGCCGAAATTCGGCGCCCCCGGTTGCGTCACGTCGAACACCCCGTTCAGCGGCCGGCCCGCCTCGTCGTGATAGATCGCGTCGGACCACGGCTGCAGGATCTGGTATTTTTCCAGCACCTGCTCGATGCGCTCGCGGATGTCCGGTAAATCGAACGTGACGTCCGCGTCCACCCACAGCACCGCGTCGTACTCGTCCGGCAGCCGGCTGACGCCGAGGCTCAGCAGCCGCTCCTTGTGCCAGAGGAAATCCCGGATCGGCACCCAAAGCATCCGCTCGCCGTCGATCGCCTCGGCGTGGTATTGCCACGGCAATAATCCCTGCACGGTCCACAGGTCCACGCCCTGGGCCTTGAGCGCCGCGGCGCAGGCCCAATAGTTGGCCCGCTGCCGCGCGGTCTCTCGGCACCCGTACAGGCACGTAATCGCCGCCAGTTTCACACCGCCTCCTTGCACTCAATCCGCAGCTCGCGGCGATCGCCGTACGGATCCGCCGCTCGCACAATCCCGAATGTCCGGCTGTCCCAACTCACGCGCATCTGGGCTGTGACTCCGGACAGCCAGCGCACGGTGAACACGATGGTCGTCTCGGCCGACGTCTGCCGGCCCCGGATGGTTTCCCCGCCCGTCACCTGCTCGACCTTGGCCGGCAGGTTTGCCGTGCCGAAAGTCGCCCAGGTCCGAATCGGTTGCCCGGCCGAGTCCAGCGTCGGCGTCGGCGTCTCCAGCGTGATCCGGTTGTCCAGCTGGCCGGCGTCGATCACGGATACACCCCCACGCACAGGCTGCGGATCAGCCGCCGGTAGGCCAACGCCACTTCGCCCTCAGCACGGCCGACCGCTTCCCGCTGCCGATACCAGTGCCCGACCAGCAGCAGGATCGCCTGCTTGGCCCGCTGCGGCACGGCACTGGCGGCCGCCCCGTAGCCGGCGACGTAGGTCACCAGCACCGGGTTCGCATCGTCGCCCAGCGTCGGCAAAGTGTAATCGTCATCCCACCAGATCACGCCCGGCTGCCGCCGCGTGTCGACGTGATAGTTCGTGCTGGTCACCGTCTGCAGCACGCCGTCGGCGTCGTAGTACTTGACGTGCGTCACGCTCACCAGCGGCGGCCGGGGCACTTCCAAGCCGTCCGTCCACCAGTCGTCCAGCTCCAATTCCCACGTCTGATTGATCAGAGCCCGGCTGGTATCCTGCTCGACCAATTCGCGAGCGGCGACGATCAGGGCCGTGATCAGCGTGTCATCGTCGCTGGCGACCACGTTGGCGTGGCGCTTGGCCTCGCTCAGCGTCACGGGCTCGAGCGCCGGCGCTGTCAGCAGCCTGGCCGCTTGATCCAGCATCCTGCTTTACCTCCTCGGCCAAATGCCGGCTGATCAGCACGTTCGCCGCGCCGTCCGGCATACAGCGGAACTCGCGGCCCGCCGGATGCCCGCCCCAGGCTCGGATTAGTCTGACGTGCATGTGGTGCTCGTGGTTGTGGTGTGAGTAATTGGAATTAGGAGAGCATGGGAGGCAAACCATACTTCCCATGCCTCCCCCCATTCCCATTGCCCGATCAATAGTCCCCGGCGACGAACCAGGTCAGCTTGATCGTGCCGTTGAAAATCAGGCTGCACGGCGTGCTGGTCACGTCGTGGTCCGCGTCGTCCACCAGCACGTTCAAATACACGTCCGCCGCCGCGCCGGCCGTGGTGGTGCCGTCCAAATACCCGTTGGTCGCCGCGCCGCCGTTGGCGGTTGTGGCCCCGGCCGCGGCTTGCGGCGTGGCCGTCTTGGCGAGGATGTCGACCTCTTTCCCCGTCAGGTCAGCGTCGTTGCCGGCCGTGACAGTACCCAGCGAAAAGTTCCCGTCCCAATCGACGTTGACACCGGCCGAGCTTTTCGTCACGTCCAGATCGCTGACCGCCGCTTGGACGACGATCGCGCCCACCGGCAGGTCGTAGATCTTCAGCCCGCCGTAGGCGATCACGCCGGGCTCGTCGGTCAACGCAATCTCCACGTCGGTCAGCGTGATGGTCGTCTGGTGGTACAGCCCGTCGCCGGCCTCGCTGCCCAGCGTCACGCCGGTACCGGCCACGGCGCCGACGCCGACACTGGTACGGATTCCGCCGGCCACGGTGAGCGTGCCGGTAAACGTCTTGACGCCGCCCAGACTCTGCGCCCCAGCCGTCAGCACGAAATCCGCGTTGCCGCCCGCGTCTGGAATGGTGTACGTCCTCGCGTCGGCCTGGCTGGCGTTGGTAATCGTGGTGACCGTATCGCCGGCTGAATCGGCCGCCGTGATCGCGAGCTTGCCGCTGGCGGCCGTGCTGGGGAACACGTCAAGGCTTCCGGCCGTGCCGCTCGCGCCAGCGTCCACGTTGGTCGCGTTCACGGTGGCGATGTTTCCGGTCGTGATCGTAGCCGTGGTGATCGTCGCGATCTCCTTGGCCGCGCCCAGCACCAGGGCCTTGTTCGCCGCGGCCGTGCCGTCCGTAATCCCGTCGATCTTGGTCAGATCCGCGGCCGTCACGGTGTCCAGCGTGTCGAGCTGCGCGGCGATGTCGTTGCCGTCGCGGTTGATCACGGTACAGCCTGGCTGTAGCTCCAGCGATTTCCAGACCTTGCCGACGTCGATCCGGTAATTCGCGGCCAGCGCGCAGAGCGCGATAGTTGCGACGGTGATCGTGATCCAGTGTCTGCGATTCATGCTGCGTTGCTCCATGTGGCACGGTTTACTGTGTTGGCCGTGCCGGAAGTACTCGGGTTCGTGGGCGATCCAGGCACGGCCTGTGTTGGCCGTGCCACATCAGGACAGCAGGCTTACGCCGCCCTCATCACCGTGTCGGCGCCGCGCTCCGCCGCCGTGTACGCTCCGACTGGACTGCGCGACAGGATCCCGATCGCCGACAGGTAGGTGCCAAGAGCGCCGTTGCCTGCCTTGGCGTACAAATTGACGTAGCGCATCCGTCCCGCCCGCAAATCGACTTCCATCACGATCAGCTTGTTGTCGTCGTCGGCCGAGGGCAGCGCGGCAGCCGATCCGTAGGCGTCGTTATCCGTCGCCAGATCGCAGCCGTCGATGTCCGTGTATCCGCCGCCGCCGCCGGAGGTCTCCGACTCCTGCAGTTTCAGCGCGGCCATTGCGATGTCCGTCGCGCCCAGGGCGACGATCACCTGCAGGTAATCCCAGCCCAAGGTGTCGATCTCGACCGCCGTAAACTCGGCGTCATCCTTGATCTCGCCGGGCGGGATGCAGGCGACGACTTTCGTGTGTTGCAGCTCGTTCATCTTTTCCTCGATAAGTGTCAGTGGTCAGTGGTCAGTTGGCAGACGAAGATCAATCCGCTCTGCGCGTTGGCGCAGAGCGGACCAATCGAAACGAGCTACGCGCCGGGCGTCTTCAGCGCGACGATCGGACCAGCGGCCGAGGCCGTGCCCGGCTGGACGATCGCCACGTGGCAACGCTGGGTGCCCTTGATTCCGATCTGGTCGTACTCGAAGTACCTTTGGTCGGAAATCTGGATCGTCATTCCCCGGCGATTTCCCAGCATGGCGGCCATCGACAAATCGCCGATGTACGCGTGAATCGTACTTACGCTGGCGGTCAAGGTCTTGTGCATCACGTGGACGTACTCGACCGGATAGCCCAAGAACATCGGCACCATCTGGCCGTCGGCCGTCTTCTCCCACGTGGTTCCGCCCTGGCTGGCCATGAGCCGCACCATGGAGTTCCAGTAGCCAGGCTTGCTGATGTACCAAACGGGCTGCATCCCTGGATAGTCCGGCAGTTGTCCGACGGCCCCGATGAAATCCTCCAGGTCCAGCGTGCCGAAAGTCGTGTTTCCGGTCAGAGCCGTGTAGATCGAGCCGGCTTGGATCGCGTTCTTCAAACCTGTCTGGTGCCCGTACGTCGCGCTGCCGTCGCCGATGAAGCCGGCGGTGTCTTCCGCCACGGCGAAGGCGTAGGCGAACTCTTTGGTCAGATCGTCGCCGATCGAAATTGTTGCGTCCTCGCCCAGCTCGGTGCTGTAGCGCGTAAGCGCGGCCAGCTTGCGGGCGACCAGGTTCAGCTGCTTCCACGCTTTGTCACCGGCGCTGATCTCGTCATTCTCCCCAACCCAGCTGGCGGTGATCCCGCTCTGCCGGACCGGCTGCGTCTTGGTGTCGCGCGCCATCGGCACAACCTTGGCCCGCCGGCGAAACACGCCGTAGGTCTCCCGCAGGTCGATAATCGCCTGCTCGACCTCCACCGGGACCAGCACGCCGCCGGCTGAGTCGGTGCCCTCGGACAGCGCCGCCTGAATGCGCGTGTCCAAGCCGAAATCACGGCACCACTGGGCCGCCCGCTGATTGTTGAACAGCGCCGCGAGGAAGAACTGGCCGGCCAGGTACGCCGTCCGCTCCGCATTCGGCCCGTGGTACGCCTTCAGCCGGCCGTAGCGGTACTGGGCCGCCACCGGGATCCGCACGCGGTTGACGCGCGGCGAATCGTCGCCGTCCTGCGCGTGCTGCCCCGGTCCGTCCGAGCGTTGGACCAGGTGCGATCCCAGGCTGCCCGTGCGCGAGGCGGCGAGCTGGGCTTGCCGGGCCTCCAATTTCTCGGCCCGTGCCAAATCCGCCTCCAGCGCGTCCAGCTTGCCGGGCTTGTGCCCGGCCTCGCCCGGTTTGCCGACTCCCAAAATGCCGTCGACCTCGGTCCGTTCCTCTGTGGTCAAATCTCGGTTTTCGCCCGTCGCGGTGTCGACGATCGCTAGGGCCCGATCGGTCAGCTCGCCGATCTTTTCCCGGATCGCTTTTGGGCTCAACAGTGCCAGCACGGTGTATCCGTGGGGCCGGCGCAAGGTGGGCATCAGGTGTCTGCGGCGCATAGGGTCCCTCTCCCGTCCAAGAATTTCGATACGTCTCTCGGTATCGCACAGCGGCCGGCACAACGGCTAACGAGCCATGAGGCCGACCAGCAGGAACCCGCGCCGCTAACGAGTGGCCGGTCCGCGATTTGTCGACGGCGAGTCTAGCGCACGCCAGCCAGCCCCGGCAGAGCAGGTTTACAATTAGGTTGCGCTGCCAGGCCGAAACAACAGGTCCACGGCGTGATGCTGCGGGACGATTCGCGGGTCGAGATAAGCCAGCGTCACGGATCTGCTAGAGTGGCCGAGCAGCTCCGTCGCGTTGCCCCCAGCCGCCTCGTAATGCGACGCGACTGACCGCCGCACCCGGTGAAATTTTGACTTCGAATCGTGTGGCAATCCGGCCTTCCGCAACAGCCGGCTGTACCGGTTCCAAAGGTAGGTCCTGCTGTACGGCCGCGGGAAAATCTTTTCCCGCTTCGGCAGCAAGATTTTTCGAAGCGCCTGAATCGTGTCCCCTGCCAACCGATACAACCGGTCTCTCCGTTTCCCCTTCCGCAGCTCGGCCGGCACCAGCATGTACCCGGCGACGAGGTCAGCGTGGACCCATTCCAGATCCCGAATCGCCCCGATCCTCTCCCCCGTGTCCCACGCCACCAGGTGCAACGCGTGCCACCAGTCGGCAGCCGCCACCCCGCCGATCGTCCCCGTCTGCACCTCGCAAGCCGACATTAGCCGCACGATCTGATCAGCCGTCCAAGCCTGCGGCACCCGAATAAGTCCAGCTAACCCCCCTAAAAATTTCAGATTTTTACACGCCTGATGTACCCAGGGTCTACGGGC